TATAAAGCTTCTCATTTCTTATTAAGTTTAGTTTTTTATAATTAAGTTCTAGTTGCTTGGACAAGTTTTCTTGCCACTCGTTAAATGTTAAATCTTTCATTTGTTAAAAAATAAAAATATAAATATTAAATAAACAATTATGCTTACTCCAGCTCCAATGACCCCAATAAAAGCCATGAATTCTGCGGCATCGTAATGCCTTTTTGATTTACCTTGATATCTCATCTTTAATTTGTTTAGATTCCATAACCAATTTTACCTCATCCATTACTTCTTCGTTTTTTACTTTGCCATATACTACGCTTTGCACTAATGGCATTGACCATTGTCTGGCCGAGAATGGCATGACACCCTTTTTGTTTAGGTTGTCAGCCACCTCTTGATATAAATTAAGCTTCTTGATTTTCATACTCTTCTTTCATTTTAAGCCACTCTTCATCAGTCAACTCTTTGTTAACTTCTTCAACATTGCCATAGTCCTTGCAAATCCTTGCAATAGCATTTTGTATATCATCCATCGTATTGCATTCAACACGTTTCCAACATTTTACATGATCTAATTGAGACCTGTATTCAAAAATATATATTCCTGCTTTCATAATTAAAAAGGTAAATCGTTTTTAGCATTACGAACTTCTTGCATGTGTCTTGCATTATCCACCGCCATGCTCATTGGATTAATCTCTCGTGCTGGAGCGTTTGACTTCTCCCATGTGTCAAGTTCCATGTAATACTTCCCTGACTTTGCAGAGTTAATCTTTAAGTTAACCCAACCATTCTTTGCGTTTGCTTGTAGGAATGTGATAGCATCCTCTACTTTGACCGACATGTTGCCGACCACCCAGTCCGGAGCATTTTCCGAACGTTTGAAAATAAAACCATCTGCGAATACTTTCTCTTGCTTTTCCATTACTTTGTTAGTTGTAGTTTACGAGTTGTGAATAATTTAATATCTGATTCTGTTAATGCTGATTTATACTTGGCATAAAGGTTTTCTAAGTCCTTTCCATTGTGGCACAAGTCTAATAATTCTGGAGTAAATTCTGGCGCTTTTACTTGTGTGCCAGCTGCATCTGTATCTTTGTCTGTCACTAAACCGAGAATGCTCGAAAGACAGTACCTCCGAAAGTAGGTCACACCCGAACCGTAAGCCTGAAAATCGTTCATGTTGCCTAGCTTTACCTTTGGAATTTGTGTGAAGCTTTCTAGTTGCTCTCCGCTTTCTACATGAAATAAAATAGTTTTTATGCCATCGTTTTCTAGTAATTGCGTAAAGCAAAGTTTATGCTTTTTAAGTAACGGATTAATAACGCTGAAGATTTGTGGCAAATCTGCGTAGGTATAGTTGTGGCCTTTGGTATCCTTGTGGATAATTGGGCAGTCGTTTTGAAAGTCCGACAGACTTTTAATTAAGTTTTTCATTTGATTATTTGGATAAATTTAGATTTACATTTTTTGCATTCATGAGATATCAAATCTTTTGCTTCCCATAGTTCTGGATTATATGACCAAGTCATCGTGTAGAATCCAGCCTTGTCTTTGAATTGTGCTTTTATAGTCTTCATGATAAGATAGAATAAAACGCGATTGCTAAAACTAGAAAAGCGACTTGCTTTGCGAATGGGATAATGTCAGCCTTGCTGAAATCTCCGATTAAAAGTGTGATAATATTTTTCATTTTATAAGGTTTTTGTTTTTTGTTATGCAAATATACAACCTTATTTGTAATTAAAAAACTTTTTTTAAATTATTTTTAATTTATTTTTAAGGCAACAAAAAAGCCACCAGATAAAATCCAATGGCTTTTCAAATAAACCTAAACCTATAAATTATGAAAACTTCTACAATATACTATTTTAAATAGTTAATTGCTCTTTGTAGTAAATATTTATTATCATTAAATAAACCGATTCCTCTATTACATTTATCGCAAAGTAAACCTCTTATTTCTTTTGTATCATGATCATGATCAACGCATAAAAATTTCTTTCTTCCATTTAAAGTAGTGTGATTCCTATGGCAAATTGCGCATTCTCCTTGTTGCGCATCTAACATTTGATTGTATTCTTTTACTGTAATATTATAAGCTTTTATTAAATCGTATTCTCTCATATAATTTTCTCTTCGCTTTAAAATTTTAGGATATACTTTATAGCATTCTTTACAAATACTTCTTACTCCGCAAGGTCTGTTAGACCTTTTGTGAAATTGATTTAAATCTTTTTCTAAATTACATTTTGAACATTTGTGCATAAAATAATAAAGCTCAAATCAAATATACAACTGCAACCTTGTATAAATGAAATGAGCCGTTAAAGTTTTTGTTAGCAGTTGCAGTTGCTTAAACAAATTTAACTAAAAATATGAGATAAACGAGCGACTTGGCCAAAAGTTTTATGGTGTATAAAACCTTCTACTGCCTTAGTTGCATGCTGATAACCTTGTTTATGATGCCATGAATCCGTTCCACTTGGAGATCGTAAGCTCTCAACTGTTACCCCTATATAATCCTTGCTTATCTTATGATGCAAATGATGGCTATAAACATATTTATGATTAGTTTCTGCCCACATATTTTTAGCTTCAACCGCCATTAACATTGGCAGGTCTTGTGGCTTTGCGCCATCGCCATGCGTTGTACCAATTAGATTGCTACCATAGATGTAATACTTTCGATGTGCAATTGAGCAATCAAATGTAATGTTAGGCGAATTTCTAAACCAACTCTGAATTACATCTGCTAAGAAGAAGCCATTTGTATAATCGTGGTTAGATGGATTAAAAACAAAGTGTACATCTGCAATTTGCATAAGTAACTCCAAAACTTCCACATACAATTGTTTTGCTATAAGGAAACTTTCATACCACATACCATCTGTATCTTGTGGTGTTCCGCTAGTTGTCTGGCGCTTAGGTGTATCAATGTGAAGTATGTCGTTGCCTCCAATAAATAGAACCTTGTCAATATTAAATCCAGATGCTTTTTGAATTACTCCACGAACTCCTTCCAGTACACGTTGGACAGCAATCTGTGAATTGTAATCCTCGCCAGTCTCAAATGATGATGCTAGTTTTCCAATGTGAATATCCGCAGGATCAACTACCAACAAATGCCCATCAACAATATTGCTACGAATAATCGTTTGATACTTAGGAGAATGCTCGTTCATTGATTGAACTATTTCATCTCGAATCTCTTCGTAGCTTTTGCCCTTCTCGCCCTTAACGTGAATTGAATATTGCTTGCCTTTGAACCAATAGTTACTTACATTCTCTAAAGGTAAACCTACCGCATCGCATTCGGTAGCCAAAGCTGGATGGTGGTTTAAGCGCTTATGCCTTTGTACTCTACGAAGTAAAGCAATTCTTAAAGCATCCTTGTTAATGTGTGGATAAATGTCAAGCAAATGCCTTACAATTTTACCTTGACTTTCAAACTGCCCTGTCTTGTATAATTCGAGCGCCTCTAAACTTACTTGCTCTGTACTTTTATTAGCGTTGTTGCTCATATTCCATCATTAATTGATCAACAAGAAACTCTAAATTATTTGCGAGCTTCATGCGTAATACAAATGAACTATCATCCATTGTGTTAACGGTTTCTAAAATGTCTAAGATTGTACCTAGCATTTTTAAAGTTGTTAAGTCCTCCTTTTGTTTTTTAGCCACAGGTTGCAGTTCTATCTTATGCATATAAAACCTAGCAGTATAGTTGACAAAATAAAAAAGTTTCTTTGCCAGCCATTACGAGTTCTTTTCTTTTCGCTTGTAAGCAATGATTTTTCGCCTTCCCATATCTTTGCTTGTCTAGCATAGCTTTCGTCCGTTAGGATTGAGATATAAGCCTTAGAAAGCGAATCTTTCTTTAATAGAATCTTACGCTCTTTTAAATCGTGAATAATAGTATCCATTAGCGTTACTGGGATGCTAATAGTCTTACCGAAATTTGGTGTAGTCCCGTAGAAAATTTGTCCTTTCGCTATCTGAGTAAGCAAAAGGAATCCGATAAGTAATGGAATCGAGTTTAAGAATCTGCGTTTTGATTTCATTGGTCTGAATTTGTGTAGTTTTTGCTTGATTATTCGTCCGTTTTTTTGTGCAATCATTGTAAACATAGCTTACAAAAAACAAAAGCAGTAACATTGTTACCGCCTTAATTACATTTGTATATTGATCAAGATGCATATAAGTTTGCTTCTGCCACTCTCCGATTAGTTAATCCTTTTAAAACTTTGCCCGCTGCCTTGTTCCATTTAAGGAACTCGTTACGAATTGTAACGTCTTGCGGATTCTTGTTTACTTTCTTTAGCAACGTGCTATTCTTTAAAGCATTGACACCCACATTGTAAGCGAATGCGCATAAGGCATCAAATTGGTTCTGATTAATATCATCACGACAAAACGAATCAACTGATTTCTCATAACTTGTTAAAATATTCATAAGCATCGTGGAGGCTTGACCCTCTGTGATTGCTTTATCGTTCATTGTAACCCTTAAACCATTAGGGTAATATGTTGAACCATATCCAATTGTTTTTGCGCCTCCGCTACATATATAAGGTTTGGCTTTAAATCCCTCAAACTGTTTTATCAGGGCTAGGCCCTTTTCGCCTACTTTTGTTACTTTCATTGGGTTTACCTTCAAGTTTAAGTCGCAAATCTACATTCTCACTACGCAAGGTATGAACTTCTGTGGTTAACAATTCAATTTTCTCTTTTAGTTCTGCTACCTCAGCTTTCATATCTGTTGCCATCTCTCGCCAAATCTTAATTGCTTCTTGGACATTAGTAATCTCGCCTGCTTCAACTTCAACTTGTGCTTTCTTTCTGCCAAAAATCCATGTGATTGCAGATGCAAAAAATGCAGTTACAGTAGGCAAGACTACTTCATTCCAATGTTCCATTATTTCTTTAATGCTTTTAAAATTTGTGCTTTTGCAATAATTGCGAAATTCTCATTGTCTTTGACAAATGATGTAAATGTTTCTAAATCAGATGAATCAAGTTCTAATGATTCGCCTTTGTTTAAAGATAATGCCCACTCCCAATATTTTAAGGCATCGCCTTTAGATTGTTGTACTAATGAGTTTGCAACTACTTTACCAGCATTGGCATTTTCGATAATGTTACCATCAAGGTCCAATAAATTAAAATTTAAATCAATTTTCATTTGTTTGTTGTTTTAGTTAAAAATAATATAAATGTACTATGATAATTCAATATTTTCTATAACGGGAGCTACATAATCTCCTGTTATTACAAGATTTAATGATTTAGCAACGTAATCCCAAGCATAATTATCTACTGTCCATTGCTCATAATCTTCTCCTACCATAGATAAGTTGCCTTGCGTTAATCTTTCTGCAATTGAACCATCTTCGTTTTGCGCAGATAATGCGTAGTAAAAAGTTGCTGATTCATTAAGAATTAAGTTTACTACATAAGCATTTAAAATGGTTGCTTTTTTGTTAACACCATTATCCCATATTAATACTTCTTCAATTAATTTCATATTATTTGTTTTTTAAAATGTTAATTTCGGCAGAGAGTTCTTGGATGGCTTTTACTAATGTTACATAAATAGCATCTTTTTCTAATCCTAAATATTTAATATCATCCCCAAATTCTTTAATTGCATCTGGCATTATTTCTTGTACCTCTTGAGCTATAAATCCAAATTGAATGCCTTGATTAATTGAATCGTTCAACCAATTATAACTTACTGGCTTTAATTTTAATATATCAGATAATCCATAAGATATATTTTTAATATCTTTTTTTAATCTCTTATCTGATGGGTTTGTACTTGTTAAAATTCCGCCATTTGAATATACTATACCTGTTCCTAAGTTGTTAAAATTTGCTAATGAGGCGGTTAATGAACTTGTAAAACGTCCTGCCCCAGTTACTTGCAATATGTGTCCTTGACCAGTATCTGTTGAACTTCCAATTAAAACATTACCCCCACTCGTAATCCGCATACGTTCGGTGTTGTTAGTCTGAATCTGAAATGAATGATTTGTTTGAGTACCTATCCATCCTCCAGAACTTGCCGCAAGTAAATCAACATTTACCGAATTTGTTGTATCACTTGCTCTTATATAGGCAGTTCCAGCAGCTGAAACGTCCAATAATCTTCCTGGAGTAGAAGTTCCGATACCTACGTTGCCAGCCGAATTAATTATTATACGCGGGGTTCCCGTTACTGTGGTGTTGTTTGATGCAGTATAAAATTCT